GGTGGATTCGGACTACCGCGGCGAGTTGCATGTGTGCGGCATCAACCACGGCGACCGGCCTATTGAGATCCGGCGCGGTGATCGGATTGCCCAGCTGGTTGTGTCTCCGGTGATGGTACTGGCGGAGATGGTGGATGAGTTGGACGACACAGGGCGCGGCGCTGGCGGCTTTGGGAGTACAGGCCTATGACCCGCCCGCCGTGCCCCGTCTGCGGCGGCCACATGATCATGATGTACGGGTGCGGCTGGGATTATGATCGTTGGCTTTGTGGGGAGATTGCCTCGGACGGGATGTTGTGCGATGGCGAGATGGAGCTGGACACGACGACTGAGCCGGAGGAGGTGGAGGATTAGGGGCTTAGGCCCCTTTTTTGTTTGGGCTTTTCAGTCCAATGACGCGCGCCATTTTCTAATTGCCACAGCGCATCATCGCACCCATAACCAACCAAAACCTTGTAACCTGCACGCTCCAATTCTGGAATAATTGCGCGTTGAGCATCGCTCAAAGATCCACCGCTAACACGCTTCATCTCAATCCATAGTTGCCACTCTGGCACAAATAGGTCAGGAACTCCTGGCGTAAGCCCCTCCAGCTTTAGCTTGTGCGCAGTTACCTTTCCTCTTTGGCCGCCATTAGGAATGCTGAACATCAGCACGTCAGGCCAGAGCTTACGAAAAGCCGATACAAAGTTACGGTGTTCAACGTGCTCAGAAGGGCACTGTTTCTTGCCAGCTTTCACAGCCACGCTCTTTAAATTCTGTCGGCGGTTCGTCTTGATGCTCATTGCAGTACCCTGTTTTCTGGTTATAGTGTTCGCACGTGTAGCAGCAGACAGGCGCCTTTACAGCGCCCATCCATGCTTTTACGTCATCCCTGTGCGCGCCGTCTTTCTTCGGTTTCATATTCACGCCTTACGACTCTGGTGTATTTTCCTTCGGGCTTGATCCAGATGGCTGATGGTGGACAGGTGCTGGGCAGTTGCTCCAAAGCCTCATCAACCGTCATTTTTCCAATGCCATGCTCTTTCATCCATTGTACGGCTTTTGCCTGGGCATACCCGCCATGGTCAAGACAAAGCCACTCGTTAAACTCTCTCAGGCCGCACTTGTAGTCAACCCTTACGCTGTCCGGCTTGCCCATCTTGCTGTGACGCGCATAGTCCACAGAGTCCACTTCTACCCGCTCCGCCTTAACCTGGCTGCTCAATATTGGATCATCGCTCGCCGTCGCGTTAAAGTTAGGGGCTGGTGGCGGAAATTCATAGCCGCAATCAGGACACTCTCTAGCCGCAATCATTAGAAGGCTGTGGCATTCGGGACACTCCTTTACAGGAACGTCTCCGGGCTCATCGCTAGACCTTTTTGCTTTGCCCCTTATGGCATCTACCGGCCCATGCCGTGCGCTATTCTGCCCAAAATCCAGCACAAGACAATCTTTCTTGCCATCCGCTAGTCGCGTCCCGCGCCCACAAATCTGCACCCATAGGCCGGGCGACTTGGTAGGACGAATAACGGCAAGCAAATCTACCTGCGGCACATTAAAGCCGGTCGTCAAAACATCGCAGTTGGTCAAGCACCGTATTCGGCCCGCCTTAAAGTCTGCAATAATCCTGTCCCGTTCTGCCCCTGGCGTGCCGCCATGAATCATCTCGGCACTATAGCCATGGGCGCGAATCTCATCGCGTATGTGTTCAGCGTGATCTACGCTTACGCCAAACGCCAGCCAGCACTTGCGGTTCTTTCCGTACTCCACAATCTCTGACACAGCCTGCCGAGTCACTTCCTCCCTATCTACAGCATCGGACAGTCCCTTTTTGTTGAACTCGCCTCCTGTCATCCTGACGCCGGTTGTGTCGATCTGTGTTTGCATTCCCTTATGGATCAGCGGCGACAGGTAGCCCCATTCGATCAAGTCGGCAATGCCTACCTCGTAGGCAATGCGGCCAAATATGCGCCCATCGCCTTGATCCAGTCGCCCTGACTGCATCCTGAATGGCGTGGCCGTGTAGCCAATGATCTTGATGTAAGGGTTTGCCAGCGTAAGATCGGCTAGCAGCTTGCGATACATGCCCTCTGCTTTGTGCGGTATCAGATGCGCTTCATCTACCACCACGAGATCCACTTTACCCATATCAAAGCCGTTGCGGTAAACGGACTGGATAGAGGCAAAGATAACCTGGCCGGAGAAGTCCTTATGCTTAGACAAGCTGGCTGATGCAAGGCTGGCTCGGCAGTGCGGCATTACCTCAAGCATGGTTTCATGGTTCTGGCTTACCAGCTCCTTGACGTGGACCAGTTGCAGTATCCGCGTGTCGGGCCATGATTCCAGAGCCTCACGGATAAAGGTCGCCAGAACAGGAGCTTTGCCCCCGCCAGTTGGGATCACCACCAGCGGGTTGCTGCTCCATGCTTCAAAGTGCTTGTAAATGGCATCTATGGATTCGCGCTGGTACTGACGCAGGGTGAACGGATTGGGGCGCGGGATTGTTGAGATCACCCTAACCCCCAAAACATTCCTGTCTGTTCTGGCTCCTTTTTATCAAAAATCGGGCAGCGCACAAATCCTATTTTTTGACTTTCGAGTATTGCTTTAAATTTATCAGAAGGGCAGACAATTATAAATTTGCTAACCGCATGGCCAGCATAAAATTGATACTGTTTTATTTGCCTTATGGCTTCTCCGACATTTTTTATCTTTGATTTTACCTCAAAAATAAAAAGCTCTCCGCTTTTTGTTCTTACCATAAGGTCAGCGTAACCAACTATAGTTTTATACTTTCCTTCGCCTTTTGGTATCGGCTTTTCCCATTCTGACCAATCAAGCTCATAGCTTCTTTCCTCAAGAATTGAGGCAATGTTTTCGTGAAGCCAAATCATTATTTGATCGTGCTCATCAGTCATCAGGTCTGAGTCAAAAAATCCAGAACTAATACTATTAACCTTTTCTTTCCTGTTCATCCTTTCACCTCCCCATCAAACCGATTAAGAATTTCCAGGCAGTTCAGGTCTAGCGCCCTGACATCCTCAGCCGCTGAAATCTGCCGACTGCCTATACCCTCCCGACTATCTTCCGCTGCATTGATCAGACCGCTGGTATACTCCATCGTGTGCGCTTCTGGATCGTATTGCTTTACTTCCAGGTTCAGCATAGATGGATTGAACAGGTGATCGGGACAAGCGTCTTTCTGGTCATCGGTGGTCAGGTCAGTGCTGTGCCGTTCGCAGTACCATGTACCATCAGGACGGGGCGTGGAAAATGCGCAAGTACGACAAGACACAGCCGGGGCCTTATTGCCGTGGCAGACTGGGGAATAGTCGCAGAACTTGCACTTAAAGAATGACGGATCGGTAGCTATTCGCTCTAGCGGCTCATCAGAAAAAACTATCTTCTCCGCCCTTGCTTCCAGCGCTGCGCCAGCGCTGCGTTTTATGTGGCCCCGCTCGACATACAGTTCGTCAGTGTCTTTGTTCTTGGCTACATACAAGAAGCGCTCAAGTTCCATTTTGTAGCCGTAAATCTGCATCTGGGCATAATGCATCGGCTTTGCTTCTTCTACGCCTTTTTTCTGCAATTCTTTAAACGACTTCGAGTTGTGCGTCTTAAACTCAAGAACATGAGCCTTGCCAGATCCTGGCACATCCATGCCAATGCCATCCAGCGAGCCGCCAGCGTGTCCGCCTGCCATGCTGATTCGCACTTGCTTTCCAGTATCTGGATCAACTTCCCAGACAGTCATTCCGATTCCGCGCAACTCTCTGACAATCCGCTCTTCTTCCAGTTGGCCAGTCTCAAAAAGTCGTAACATGCGGCCATTGAATGAAGGCGGAAGTGTCCAGCGGAATGAATACCACAGTTTTCGGTCACATTCGTCGCCAAGCATGGAGCCTCCAAGGTGAGGTCGTCGCCAGTCGCCTTGTTGCTGTTCGTGCCATTGGTAGATCGCGTCTACGATTGGGTGGTTGGTTGGTAGCTGTGCCATTTTGTTCTCCGGTTAAAGAGGGGCCTTTCGGCCCCTATTGGTCACTCATTTTTCCCAGGGCTTCTTACTGGCTTTCGGCTTGGTCGTTGCCGATCCACCGCCAGGACTACCACCAAGCGCCTTGTAAGCACTGATTTCGTTCTGGGGATCATAGCCTGGCGACTGCCGGATCTTGACCTTAATGGTCATTGGCTTGTCGTGCAGGTCAGAGCTGTCATTAGGCGTCAGAACGCCAACCGCGTGACAGATGGCCGAAAGTTCGCGCTGTGCGATCTCTACCGCTGTCTGGTTCGGGTTGTTCAGGTTCAAGCGTGCAAACACCTTCCGCCCTTCATGCTCACCGTCGCAAATATCAAACACCAGTTGCAGGTATTCGCCAGCGCCGTTCTTGGTTGGCTTCATTTCCGAATCAGTAATCATGGCGGTATACTCGCCTGCCGGAATCGGGTCGAAGCTGCTTTGTGGTTCTACTTCCTGTGCGTTAAAGCCTTGCAGGTTCATGTTTCGTTACCTCAGTTGGTTGGTAGGTGCTGTGCGAATTCATCCCATTCAAGAGGCACCGTCTCTGGCATGGAATATCGGTTTTTGGCAATGACTGCCGGTTTTTCAACAAGCGTCAATTGCCGCTCGCCTTTCTGTACGCCACGGCCTTTCGGCGCGTCGCTGTCCTTTTTCTTGACATGTACCGGATATGAAGCAAAGCCGATAATATCCGCCTGCTCATACATGTACTGAAATGCCCGCTTGTGAAGCTTGATCTGGTAGCGGTCATAGGGGTCAGTGTCAGGGCTATCAAAGCGACTGACATCGGTGTGAGCAATCAAGATTGGCATAATTCCGCGTTTTGCCAAGCCACGAACAGCAGTCATAATTTCGCGCCAGTAGTCCATGGCATAAATATAGCCCTTGCCGAAACCGATATCCTCAAGGTTGTTCTTTCCGTGATCCTGCGCCACTTTCTCCCAGATCAGGGGCTCAAGGGCAGAAAGGCTGTCAATCACGACCGTCTTAAAGTCGTCCGTCTCATAGAGAGCTGCAAACGCCTCCATCAACTGGTCGTAATTCTCCAGCTCTGGAAATGTCGCTACCTCCAGGTTGCCCAATCCGTCCTCTGTCCTAAGAAATATAGGATCAGGAGCACAGGCAGCAAAGGTTGATTTACCGATGCCAGGGGTGCCATGGATTACCATGATGGGTGCGCGGTCGTTTGCGCCTTTAGTAATGCTGTCTAGTGATATGGCCATCACGCTTTCTCCACTTTAATAGCTGGCTTTCCGGGCTTCGCTGTAATGGCCTCAGCCACAATGCGGTAAATGTCCGGCTCGTTTTGTTTCAGGTATTTTAGGCCGCGCGTGTCGAGAGCGGGCTTATACTTGACTGGTGACAGGTTGGCGGGCACCTTATCCGACACGCTATCCCATGCGGCGGCATCGAGTGTGCGGTTGATTTTTCCGGTGACGGTAATTTTGTAACCGTCTACCTTGTGTGTCTGGCTACCCTCTTCCTTGCAGCCAAACTGCTTTACAATTTCCTCTTCGGCTGCAATGCGATCATCGCGGGCCTTCTCCTCTCTCGCTTTGGCTTCTAGCCATGCTTCGTATGCTGACATGATCGTTACCTCGTTAGGTTGATCGGTTGGTTGAAGTGGTGCGGTTTTCTGCATCCACGGTTGCTATATTATCCACCAGTCATTATGATGTCAACGTCAGCAACAAATAAATTTCAGAGGGCAAAATGCTAACACTTGACCAGATTCGTGAAAAATTGCAGGACAGACGACTTTCGGTAGTATCAGAAGCGTGCGGCATCTCCCATTCTTACCTCCACCTGATAGTCAATGGAAAAAGAGTAAACCCCACTTACGAGGTAGTGAAGAAGCTTTCAGACTATCTGGAGAAGTAACATGGACATGAAAAAACACGCCCTTGAGTACGCCTCATGGGGTTGGGCAGTTTTCCCTGTGCATACGCCAAAGCCAGACGGTTCATGCTCATGTCACCACAAAGAGTGCAACCGGATCGGTAAGCACCCGCGCATTAGTCATGGAAGGAATGGAGCCACCACGGACCCTCAAACCATTTCTCGCTGGTGGGACGTTTGGCCGGATGCAAACATAGGCATTGCAACAGGCAAGGAGTCCGGCCTAGTCGTTCTGGATGTTGACGATGGTGGAGAAGATAGCCTGGCCGGCCATGCGCTGCCAGACACAATAGAGCAGATTACGGGCTCTGGTGGTCGTCACCTATTATACAGTCGCCCCTTAGATGATTTTCGCTACAAGACCCGCGTAAAGTTTATGCCAGGACTGGACAGCAGGGCCGATGGCGGCTATATCGTGGCCCCGCCTTCTCTCCATGCCTCTGGCCAGCATTACGACTGGGAGGGTAGCAGTGACCCGACAGAGGGTGTTGCGCCCAGTCAAGCGCCTGATTGGTTTCTGGACGCCATCCGAGAGCAGCCGCTAGACGAATCTCTTTCAACCGCGCCCGAGTGGAACCCAGATGGCGAGTTGCCAGTTAACACGCTGGAAATGCTGTCAGCAATTCCAGCCGAGGATTACGACACATGGCGCGATGTCGGAATGGCTCTACATTACACAGACCCAGCAGACGGCCTAGAGGTCTGGGATTGGTGGAGCGGGACAGCCGCAAACTACTCAGCCGATGCCGTGCGCAAAGAATGGCGAAACTTTAGCCGGCGAGGGCATCAGGTGGCCAATCCTGTCACTATGAGCACCGTGCGCAAGCTGGCAGAACAGCATGGATGGACAGACCCAGCGATTGAGCATGGCTCCGAAGTAGCTGCAACCTTACTATCGAGCCATCAGCGAAAGATCAGCGAGGCGCTCAAGACTCATAAGCCGGCAAAGATTGATGCTCCGGATATGCTGCCCAGTCAGGGATTGATTGCCGACATTGCCGCCTACATCCTATCCACTTCAATACGCCCACAGCCCCGCATGGCAGTAGCAGCTGCTACTGCTTTTGTGTCAGCCCTGGCTGGCCGAAAGTACAGAACCGAAACCGGCCTGATGTCCAACCTATACATAGCCGCCCTGGCTCAATCAGGACACGGTAAAGACCACGCCAGGAAGGTCATAAACCGCTTGGCTATGCTGGCAGGCGTTGATGACTACATGGGCGGCGACTCCATAGCCTCCGGTCAGGCTGTTGTGTCTGCGCTTTCGCGCCATCCGTCCAAGCTCTTTATGATTGACGAGTTTGGCAAGTTCCTGGGAGCGCTGACCGGCCAAAAGTCCGCTCCGCACCAGCGGGATATAATCACTAAGCTCATGGTGCTGTACTCCTCAGCCGGTTCAGTCTATCGGGGCACTGAATACGCAGACCAGAAAGAAAGGCCAAGAGAAGACATCGTAAACCCCAACGCCTGCGTATATGGCACCTCTGTGCCGGATAACTTCTGGGGGGCCATGTCCAGCTCTGAAGGAGGGGATGGCACTATGAGCCGACTGGTGGTCATCAACACTGATGGCCAGAGGCCGCCTAGGCAAAGACCTGCTATGGTCGAGCCATTGCCCAGCCTCATTAAAGCCATCCAATCTCTGGCCAACCATTCCGTAGGATCTGGCAATCTGGCTAATAATACGCCATCAAGCCTAGATCAAAAATCTCAAACCGTCCCAATGACTGACGCCGTATTTTCGGCATGGGAAGATCTGGACGACGACATGACTGAGAACATGAAGGATTCCATCAGCGCGTCAATCTATAGCCGGGTTGCAGAAAACGCTGCAAAGCTGGCCATGGTCTATGCCGTCAGTCGTGACTATCACAGCCCTGTAATTGATCCAGAGGCGTTTGCGTGGGGCAGAGAGCTGGCCCTATGGTCTGCCAACACCCTTATGCACAACATAGGGCGCAACGTGGCAGATAACCAGCAGGAAGCTAGCCATAAGCGCGTGCTCAACATCATTAAAGACGCAGGGCAGATCACCAGGCGGGATCTTTTGCGCAAGTGCCGGTTTTTGCGTAAGCGGGAACTTGAGGAGATCATCGGATCTGCAATGGAGGCCGGTGATGTCATTGTTGAGAACGTAAAAAATGAGCGCGGACAGGCGAGCACGGTTTACAAGTCAGGAGAGTAGGGCCATACTGTCCCTATTCCAGCAAAATCATTGATTTCCCTCCCAATACTGTCAAATTGTCCCATACTGTCCCAAACGGTACGGGACAGTATTACCTATTGATTTTTAACGATTTTTTGCTACTTGTCCCAAAAATCCGTAATGGGTATATATAGGGATATGGGTAGGTATTGGTAGTATATAAGGGACAATATACTATATTTTTATTATTTTTTCTTTAATATCAGTAACTAATACTGTCCCTCATACTGTCCCAAAGTGTCATTTTGTCCGGGACAGAACTAATTACCCTTCCCGTAACCGCCGCACCAAATGTTTTTTTTCGGGCAACCCTTGCACAAGGTGTGTAGGTGTGTATAATTAGAATCATCAAGACACGACAACGGAGTAACAACCATGAAAACGATCAACCTCGGCAACAACGAACAGATCAGCAAAGGCGTTTTCGAGAACGCAGACGGCACATTCACTGCAATGACGTTCACCAAGTCAAAGGACTTTAAAACCCGCAAAGGTGCGGAGAAGTGGCTGGCACGGAATGGTGGCGCGAAATGACCCGCCCAACCGACAAAAACCGCCGCAACCTCTACATCAAGCAAGAGGACTATGATTACCTGGGCCGTATCGGAAACGGCTACGCAGACGGCCTCAGGAAGGCCGTGGAGGCGCATAAGGCGCTTAACGCGGGCCAGACTACCACTAACAACCAAAACGCCGTTAAGGGCGATCAGGAGGTGTCAGAATGAGCAAGCACACGCCGACGCCTTGGACGCTAGGCCGCACCAGCAAGCGGAGCCAGACCGTATACATCGACGCCATGCACCAAGACCCGGATCTCAAACACATGGACTGGCGGGACATGATCGCCTGCGCCGGTTGCTATGACTTGCCAGACAATGGCATCGAAAAAGCGGAGGCCAACGCCCGCCATATCGTCAAGGCAGTCAATTACCATGAGCGGTTGGTTGAGGCTTTGCGGGAAGTAACTGCGGTTTTGGCTTGGGTGGCGCACGGTGAGTGCAGGGCGATACAAGACGATCCGATAATGCCAAGTGCGCAAGCTCAGGAAGTTGCCCGCGCCCTACTGGCCGAACTCGACAACCTGGAG